ATATTATTATAAAATAACAAATAGATAAATAAAAAAATATAAGCTAAAATTATAAATAGTATAAATTATTTTCTTGATTTTTTCCATAAAATAGCATATAAAATATTAATATACAATGATGTAAACATTTCGTCAAGAAAACTATTTTTACCTAATATCTATGTATTTTTTGCCAACATTTGTTTCAATATTAAGATGGCAGATAAAATAAAAAACAAATATTATTTTATTTGTTTTTCAAATAAAATAATTATATTTGCGACATAGCATTTGGTGCTAGCGTGCTCCTTCACGTTACCGGGTAGTGCGTATTGTATTATCCGGTTTCTTTTTGGAGCAGTATTATGTGTAACTAACCACCGTATGAAGGAGTACGGAACTACATTATGAACACAATTAAAATTTTTGAGAATGAGCAATTCGGAAAGGTAAGAATTGCAATGAGTGAGAATAACGAACCTTTCTTTTGCTTGGCAGATGTGTGCGGTGTTATAGGCATTGCTAACGCAAGAAATGTCAGGTCAAGGCTTGAAGAAGATGATGTCCGCCAAATGGACACCATAGATTCGTTAGGTAGAAATCAACAAGTTACATTTATAACCGAAAGCGGTTTATATGATGTGATAATTCGCAGTGACAGCGAAAAGGCAAAGCCATTTCGTAAGTGGGTGACGAGTGAAGTTTTGCCTTCAATTCGCAAGCATGGCGCATACATGACCAACGAAACACTTGAAAAGGCTTTGACCTCACCTGATTTTTTGATTCAGCTTGCCACCAATTTAAAAGAAGAAAAGCAAAAACGTATTGAAGCCGAACAAAAAGCAGAAGTTGCCGAGCAGAAAATTCAGCAAGATGCTCCTAAAGTCCTTTTTGCTGATGCTGTCTCAACTTCACATCGCTCTTGTTTAATTGCTGAACTGGCTAAAATATTACAACAAAATGGGGTGAATATCGGTCAGAACCGTTTGTTTAGCTGGATGCGCGAGAATGGTTATCTTTGTCAAAAGGGTGACTACTACAATCAGCCGACGCAGAAATCTATGAAATTGGGACTTTTTGAGCTGAAGCAAACCACTATCAACAAGCCGGATGGTACCATGCTTGTCACGACCACGACCAAAGTAACCGGCAAAGGACAAGTATATTTCGTGAATAAATTCCTATCCAAATAAAAAACAAGCGGTGCGAAGCTGCACCACACAACAGTATAACAATGGACGAAATTACCACAATCCTTGACAGTACAAGACCTGTTTCTGACATTATCAGTGATTTGAAAGAAAAATCAGTGGATGTGCCGGAATGGAGCAAGTCGCTGAAAGATTACGATCCTTCCAGACATAAAATTGTAACTGATAAATTTTCTCGTAAAGACAAAATAAAATCTGATGGAAGAGTCGAGCCGGCTTCGCGTATTCATCTTGGTCTGGAGAAACTGCTTGTGAAACGTATTACGGAATTCGCTTTCGCTATTCCCGTCAGACGTGTCTACCATAATACGGAAGAAAATGAAAAACGCCAGCAGATAACCAAAGCTATTGAAGCAATCTATAAATATGCCCGTATAGATTCCGAAAACATCAAACGTGGCAATGCCTATTTTGCATCCTGTGAAATTTTCACCATCTGGTATGTGGTAGAGAGACCCAACACACTATACGGATTCAACAGCAAGTATAAGCTGAAAAGCAAGACATACTCGCCGATGGACGGGGTTAGATTATATCCCTTGTTTGACGAGTGGGGAGACATGATCGCCATGTCCTTCGAATATAAGAAGAAGATAAAGGATAAGGAGGTCACTTTCTTTGAGACATATACCGCTGACCGTCATTACAAGTGGAAACAACAGGGGGAAGCCAGCTGGATTGCTGTTACAGATCCCGAAAGGATTATCCTCAAAAAGATTCCCGGAGTTTATGCATACCGCCCCGCTCCTGTTTTTCATGGACTAGAGCATATCCGTGAGGAAATTGAATACACGCTCTCCCGTAACTCAGACGTGATAGCCTACAATTCCGCCCCCTTATTGAAAGTGACAGGCGAACTTGTCGGTGACGAGGACAAGGGAGAGGCCCGCAGATTGTTCCGTCTAAAGAATGGCGGTGACATAGCTTATGTTTCATGGACCCAGGCCATAGAAGCCCTGAAATATCATGTGGATACATTGCTCAAGCTTTTCTTCATGCAGGCCCAGATGCCAGACCTATCTTTCGAAAACATGAAAAGTCTTGGTAACATAGGTTTTGATGCCAGACAAATGATATTGTCTGACGCCCATCTGAAAATCGGGGATGAGTCAGGTGCCTGGATAGAGTTCTTTGAACGGGAGTGTAATGTCATCAAAGAATTTCTGAAAATGATGAATACTTCATGGGCTGATGAGATTGACAATATAGAAGTTGAGCATGTCATTACTCCGTTTATTCAGAATGATGAGGACGCGCTGATTAACAGATGTATGAAAGGGAATGGAGGCAAAGCGATATTCAGCCAGCTTGAATCCATCGAAATGGCAGGTTACTCCAATGATCCCAAAGGAACATTAAACCAGATTCAAAAAGAAGACAAAGCGGACCGACAGGCAAGGATGAACAACTTGTTTGAAGGTGCCGAATAGTAAATAACAAATATGGGAAATATGAAAAATATTGTATTTAAAGAACAAGAAGGCGTATTTGTCGCAGATTTCGCCTCTGAAGGCAATTGTGTAATTCAAATAGACAACGGAAATGTTGAACCGCTAAAAATCTACCGGCACATGCCTGAAATGGAACCAAGTGCCTATGATGCGATTCCACTTCACGATCCCTATCAGCGGGTAATCGACCTTTGTGTACCTGCCGGGATAATGATTCGCATTGTCAGTACTACCGCTGTTACTGCCGCTAAGATGATTGTATTACCTCAAGCGAGTGGTAATGGCTCATCCGTAACCGGGGCAACCGCCAGCGTTGATGCGAATGTAGGTACACCTTCTGTGGATGTAACAATGAAAGAAGGCAAGCTGAATTTCGCTTTTAAGAACCTCAAAGGGCAGAAAGGAGATACAGGTGTAGTTGGCGCCAAAGGTGATAAAGGTGAACAGGGACAAACTGGGCCCAAAGGAGATAAAGGCGATGCCGGTGCAAAAATCAAATCAATAGCTTTGACTATCAAAGGTACAATCATTACCGGCACAGCGACTCTGACCGATGACAGCACTGCCTCTATTACCGGTACATATACTCCTGGAGAATAATTAAATTACTACAGATATATGAAAAAGTATATTGGAACAAAACAGATTGAAGCAGAACCTATGACAAGAGGTGATGCGTGGGGAAAACATCTTCTTAGAGAAAAACCGTCAACGGAAAATTTTGATGATGAGGGTTATCATGTCCGTTATGAAGATGGATATGAAAGCTGGAGTCCTAAAGATACGTTTGAAAAGGCGTATAATATTGCCGAAACACCAGTTGACCGTATGCAGATAGAAGCCGAAGAACTCAATGGAAGATATGTAAAGTTGGCCATTTTCATAGATTCAGGGAAAATGGATGAAGTCGTTAATGATATATACAACAAGTGTTTACTGGAAATGCAGTGCTATACTATGTTCGACTATATTCGGCTTCTTGATACTCGCATACAGCGTATGCAAGGATCTGATGGCGCAAAAGTACGAAAGATGAATTTTGGCATGGCTATTATGGCTCTCAAAGCAGGTTATCCAATTCGTAGAAGTGGATGGAACGGGAAAGGATTAATGGTATTCAAACAGGTTCCAGCTCATATAGATAGCGACATTATTCCAAAGATGCAATCTCTTCCGCAATCGGCAAAAGACCTTATTCTGAAAGGTAAGGGATTTATTGACTATACAAGCCAGTGTCTTATCTACAACGAGAACACTGGGCGTGCTGATTCATGGGTTCCGTCTATTAGCGATGTGTTTGCCGATGATTGGGAGATTGTTCAATAGCCTATCTGCCACGTGTAGAAAATGTAACGGGTGCGTTGGATGTCTGTAACGCTGGCGCACCTTGCTAAATAAGTAAATAACATGAAAGTACCAATAGATAATATGACTTTCGCTGAAAGTGAATACCACAGAGGCAATAAGATATGGAATGCTCAAACACTTTATAATTTCGCGAAAGCAAAGGAATACCCTGTACGTGATATGCCATTGTGGAATATAGACCTGACTGTTGAACCATTTGAGTGTAGTCAGCTTCATAGCTTCATCTTTCAATGCAAACGTGTTCGTGATTGTTCTTTAGACCACCCTATTATATTGGATGAAGTAGGACAAATAGCAGACGGATACCATAGATTATGCAAAGCTATCTTGGAAGGTAGGAAAACGATTAAGGCTATCAGGCTGCTGGAAATGCCGGCACCTGATAGAATTGAAGAATAACGCCATGTCAAAAAAGATGATACCCTCTAACATATCCTCATACCATTGCAAGGATTGTGTGCATTCGTATGACCGACATGAGAAGAACTTGAAAGGTGAGTTCTTCATGTGCCGTTGTCCATTTTTCACTTCCAGCCGCTTTCTTAACCGTGACGTATGTGACAAGTTCAAGAAAAAAGTGAGCTAATCTTAAAAACAGAACAATCTTTTTTGTCTTACCCCCCATGTTTTTTCTACCCACTCCAAAAAATAGCTTAAAAACAGAATAGTATGGCAAAACCAAACATTCCAAATCAGAAGAAGAAATATCAGGAACTCAGCAGCCGGCTAAACAGATATGTTGCCCTTGTTGAGCAGATATACGATACTCTTAATCTGGAAGCCGCAAAGATTGCATTGAATACTGAATATGATGCCGACATTGGTACTGTCTTCAAGTTTTCTGACTATCCGCAAACCAAGAAGTCTATTGCGGACATTCAAGCTCAGTTCGTAGATGATATTCGGTCTGTTATCTATCGTGGTACTTCTGATGAGTGGAAGAATAGCAATGAGGTACAAGATTTGATGGCTGACAAGGTTCTGAAAGCCTATACCGCCACTATTGATAAAGAAAAGTACAAAGTTCTCTATCAAACCAATTCTGATGCTTTGAAAGCATTTCAGAACCGCAGGGACAGAGGGTTTGATGTATCGGCTAAACTCTGGCAACAGTCCACCGTTTACAAGGAGGAACTGGAAGCCGCCATCTCCTGTGCTATTCAGAAAGGAACAAGTGCCGTTGCCCTAAGCAAGCAAATATCCAAACACCTCCTTGATTTTCCATCGCTCCAAAAAGACTACAAAGAGAAGTACGGAAGTGCAGAACATCTAAAAGATTGTGAATACCGTTCTATCCGGTTGGCTCGGTCTGAAATCAATATGGCTTACCGGACCGCCGAAAATGAGCGTTGGAAGCAAATGGACTTTGTGGTAGGTTATGAAATCAAACGCTCCGGAAGAGAGTTTCCTTGCACTGTATGCGAATCCCTTGCCGGGAAATATCCCAAGGATTTTACTTGGGTTGGTTGGCACCCGAATTGTTATTCCGATGACAGCGAAGTGCTTACAAACAGAGGGTGGAAACTGTTTAAAGATGTATTTGATGATGATTTGATATTGTCATTGAATCCTACTAACAGAACACCTGAGTGGGTAGAGTTTACGGATAGGCAGTGTTACCGATATAATGGTGACATGATACACTTTTTCAATAAATCATTGGACTGTTTGGTCACACCGGAACATAATATGGTTTATTTAAACAAGAATGATGGCAGGATAAAGAACTGCCAAGCTAAAGAGTACACAAAGGGGAAAGGGGCTTTTTATAGAGGATGCGAATATGAGTCGGAAGATGTTGCATTTTATGAGATAGACGACATCAGAATACCATTTGACCTGTTTTGTGAGTTTATGGGGTATTGGCTTTCAGGCGGGAGTACAATGGGAAACGCCGGGGTTGTTATCTCCCAACAAGAAGGTGAGCCTGCACGGGACAGAATTGTAAACTGCGTGAAGCGTATCGGATTTGAGCCACATTTAGACAAGCAAAAAGTTGCATTTTATAGTACTCCAATAAGGAATTATCTGAAAATATTCGGCAAGTGTTCCCATAAATTTATACCGTCTGCGATAAAGAATGCATCTGTCAGACAGATCAGAATATTTCTTAATGCCTTTATGCTTTGTGATGGATACAGGCGACCATGCAAATCTTTTGTAGGTAATCATGGAACAGAGTTTAAGTCAGACAAGGATGAAATCCTCTATTTTACCGTATCTGAACGTATGGCAGGGGATTTGTCTGAGCTTATTCTGAAATCCGGGAATCGTCCGTCCTTTTCAGTGAACAAGGCTGGAGTGTCGCACAAAAGCAACGGAAGTATCATAACTTCAAACTACGATTGTTATTCAATCCGTGAATGCTATTCCGTCACGGCGACAGTGTTCCATAAAGAGATTCAGCATTACGATGGGTTTGTATATGACCTTACTTTGGAGAAAAACCATATCATGTATATCCGTCGCAATGGGAAATGCTTTTGGGGGTCTAATTGCAGATGCTATAAAATTCCTATCCTCAAAACAGAAGAAGAATTTTGGGAATGGGACGGACGTAGTGAAGCAAGTACTGAAAGTGTGAACGAAGTGAAAGATGTGCCGGACAGCTTCAAGAAGTGGATAAACGATAATATTCATCGAACTAAAAGCTGGGATAACTCCCCTTATTTCATTCGGGATAATGGGAAGTATATCCGTGAAGATTTCAAGGTAAATGTCTATAACAAGACAGAGAAAGCATTTGTGCGGAAACGTAGGACTAATCTTGCCATGAGCCGTGTGGAATATTACAACCGGACTTATCCAAATATCCTGGAAGTACAGCAGGCTGCTGTAAATGCCTACACACAGGCTGTAGGAGAAACCAACAAAGGAGCCACCAGCCGTGAAATTAATCGCAGGCTTCGCAATGGTACTGACGATGAGTATGTGGATGTGGCAAGTACATTGATAAGTCAGGCTCTTGCCAAACTCCCCAAACATGAAGGTGTTGTATATCGTGGTGAAACCATGAGCATGAAGAAGCTACAGGAACGTTTTCTGGACCGTATCGGTGACGTGGTTTCGGATAAAGGTTTTGTGTCTTCCAGCCTGTATGAAGATACTCCAAGAAAGTTTGTTTCCCATGCCGGAGTACCTAAAAGCCATAAAAGGGTTATCTTTGAAATTCAGAGTAAAAATGGGCGAAATATTAGTAAAATATCGGAATTTAATGGTATCTTTACATTAGAAAACCAACATGAAATTTTGTTCGATAGGCGGACGAAATTCTTGGTTAAAAAACGCAGAATAGAGGAAGATGGTATTTACAGAATTATTTTGATAGAGCAATGAAAAAGCAGAAGAAATACGAAATAATAAGTGAAACTGATAAAGTCGTTACTTTTAAGTATGATGGTGCAGAATGCAGCTATGCAAAAGCTTGCTACTCTTCCATAGATGAAGTTATCAAAGAAATAGATGAAGAAAGGGTAAGAGAAAAGGAAGTAGACAAGCGTATCGCTTCCCAACGTGACACTATGACACCCGAAGAACGTGAGCGTCAGGATGAAGCCGACCGCGTGGTCTTTGAGCGTTGGCAGGATGAAGCTAACACCAATCTCTATTTGACCGGAGTGGTTGATGAAGATGAAGACCCGGATTTCAACCCGTTTAGAAAAAAACAATGATTAGCCTTTGATTTTATCGTAAAAAAATTACGGAACTATCAAAATAATACGTATCTTTGCTATTGAATCAAGTTAAAATCAATATGCTAACAAAATTTGCAGTAACAAATTATAGAGGATTTGCCAATCGTATTGAGTGGGATTTATCCAATCCTGCCAATTATGAGTTTAACAGATCTGTGATTAAAGATGGTGTCATAAAGAATGGTATCATATATGGTCCAAATGGATCAGGCAAGACGAATTTTAGTTTGGCTATATTCGATATAGAGAATCATTTATCTCCGAAATGGAAGAAAATAGATTACTATGTGAATTTCATTTATGCAGGTAACAATGATGGAGTCGTCAAATTTGAATACACATTCAAATTTGACAATGACACAATAGATTACATATATGCCAAGAATGCTGCCGGAGTACTGGTAGAGGAAAGCTTTTTTGTAAATAGGATGAACATTTTTGAACGGAAGAATAATTTATTTCGTATTGACAAGCAACAGTTCCCTATGGACGAAAGTATAGAAAAGAACTTTCAGAGCAATGCCAACAATGTGTCTGTAATCAACTTCCTGCTTACATCTTATCCACTCAATTCAGAACATTATCTGATCAAACTCAACAGGTTTGTCAACTCCATGCTTTGGTTCAGGAATCTTGATGTCCGTGAATTTATTGGACTTGAAACAAATATAATAATGTTGGATGAGTTTATCATCACAAACAATCTACTTGATGATTTCTCCGATTTTTTACATAAAGTAAGCGGTCAGACTTTCCAGTTTATTGCACATAATATTACGGATAAGCAGATTCTTTGCCAAATAGATAAAAATGAAGTTCCATTTAGACTAGTAGCATCAACAGGTACACAGTCGTTACAATTATTGTATTTTTGGCTGAAACGTATGGATGAAGCCTCGTTTGTCTTTATAGATGAGTTTGATGCTTTCTATCATTTTCGCTTAGCTTTTGAGGTGTGCAGGCGGTTGTTTGCATTGGATTGTCAGATTTTCACATCGTCACATAACACATATTTGATGACGAATGACTTATTACGTCCAGACTGCAATTTTATACTAAACAATAACAAAATTAAGTGTTTGGCTGATTGTACGGACAAAGAATTGCGTTTTGGTCATAACATCGAAAAAATTTATCGCGCAGGAGCTTTTTATGATGAATAAGGAAAAAACGCTTTTTATCTTTGAGGGAGTTAAAACAGAAAGTAAACTCATAGAGAAATTAGAGCATAATTTCTTGGGCAAAACGAATTCCATAAAATGTGTATTTGATGCCGAGATATACCAATTATATCGTGCCATAAAAGAAGAAAAAGAGTTTTCAATAGATATAGTTTCCTTATTAAAAGAACGTACAGCAGAGAACGCTAAAATTCTAGAAAATTACACTCGAGACAGTTTTGCCTATATATATTTGTTTTTTGACTATGATGCTCATTCTACGTTGGCAGATGACAATAAAATAAAAGAAATGCTTTCTCTCTTCAATGACGAAACTGAAGAAGGAATGCTTTACATCAGTTATCCAATGGTGGAAGCCATACGACATTTCAAGGATTTAGAAAGCTTTAAGTCTTTGACAGTAAAATGCAAACGTAAGAATTGTCCATATAAAGAAGAATGTCATAACAAGGAAGAATGCTTGAAAGAACCTCATTACAAAAGTGTCGCTGCATCAGATAGCAGACCACAATTATCAAATGTAAATTCATATACAAAAACAGTTTGGCAAGAACTGATTACTGCCCATTTATGCAAAGCTAATGCTCTTGTCAATGATGCTTTTACTATGCCTACTTCTTTGATATCGCAGGAAGCTATCTTTTCAAAACAATTAGAAAAACACATTTGTCATAAATGCCCCGAAGTTGCAGTATTAAGCGCATTTCCTCTTTATGTACTGGATTATTTTGGATGCGAAAGAACCATCACGAAGTTAAACTCTTAATCAAAAATTTTGTTCTAATCTTTCAATCATTTTACTTATGATGAAGCAAAACGCTTATTCAGGATTTTGGGTTAGGATCATTTATTGAATATCCCTAAAGGACTTGGACACGATGTAGCTTTTAAGGCTTAACATTTAAATCAACGCTTCTAATTAATATTAATATTGGAGGCGTTTTTTTTACTTCGCTTCGTATTACGTTTTTTCACTTGTTATAACGATATCTCATAGAAATTCAGTATATTTGTTACTATATCATCATGCACCGAATAGATGATACGATGTTCAGAATTAATCCGCCGCGACCAATATCCGGCTAATTCATATTTTAATGGCTCCGGCTTGCCGATTCCTGTATATGGGTACTCCGCGATATCTTTCAGCAAATCGGTTATCTTTTTCATGATAGCCTTATTACCTGATTTCTTCCAATATTCACGGTCTTTTTCCGCCTGTTCAAGGAAGATTTAAAACCAATCATGTCCACTTCAAAAATAATATTCGATGCAGCAGTTTCCGAATTAGAAAACTTTGGCACAACATCTTGACGGACTATTTTCCCAATCTCATCAGCCAAATCACCTGCTATTTGTTTGCAAATCTCGAAGTTTTTTACGAATATTGTATATTAATCATATATCATCATTTTATCCCATAAAATCCATAACAAACAATTTAATTAACTGCCGCTAAGTTAAAGACTCAGTGGTGTCTAAAAAACCTTGGTGATAGCTTGGCATTTCCTGCCATATAACCAGCGAACATACTAAAAAGATACACTAATTATCATAAAAAAGCGATTAATTTATTTGAATATCAAATAAATTAGTATATTTGCATATGAATAGCGTATGGAGATGTACGCCACGTTGTGACCCGTTTCATTATAGCACAACAGGACATGAAAGCTCATTGCTCTAAGAGTGTTTTTAAGTTCTACGGAAATAGTCTGCTGGCATACATTTACCGTGCAGACTATTTTATCTAATAACTTAAAATTCATTCTACAATGGACAGAAGACAACAAGTTTTTGTAAAGTTGAAACTTAAAGCGAAGGCGTTAGGGTTCAACTCAAAGGAATTAAAGGGTATCGCCGCCAAGATTGCCGATAACCTTGAATCCCAAGAAGATGCCTCCGAAGAGGATGTAAACGCAGAGATTGACGAAAAGATCGAAGCGGTTCTCCCCTACCTCACTTTCGGCCAGTCGCAAGCCAACCGTCTGCTTGACGAATGGAAGAAAAACCACCCCGAAGCGGAACCGGACGATGAACCGAATGACAACTTTCCGGATGATACTCCGAAACCAGCTTCAAAGAAGAAACCCCAAGACAAAGAGGAAAACAAGGACGAAGAGCCTGCATGGTTCAAAGCT